CTTTCGTTACCGTAAGTACGATAATCATCTGAAAATTTCCTTAGCCTGGCGAAGATACGAATACAAGTCTCTTCAAAAGCCGCTACTGAGCTCTCAAAACGCTTTAAAAGTAACTGGCGCATAAGATTGACTACCTGCATTTGCCTACCAGCTTTCATTTGGTCTATCTTACTTTTATCACCGATATAATAGGCATCTTCATATGGAGAATAAACAGCAAGAGCCAATATTGGCTTTGATTGTCCTGTTTTTTTATCTTTACGATAGAAAGAATAAATAAAATCACCTATTAAGCGCCCATAAGTCTTTGCTAAAGAATAATTAACAACCGATGGTGGTTTCCTGACAGGAAATAGAACTCGCGCTCCTTCTTCAGCAGTCAGGCTTTTTTTAACATAAGCGCGGCTACGTTGTACAATCAATGCGTTTACCAAAGCATCCTCGCGAAAAATGGCATCAGTGTAATCTATACCATCGGAAGCATCTATGAGACTGGCGTGTGATAGTTCTTCTAACTTTGCTTCCATTTTTCTAAAATGTCCAGGAATCGTATGAATACCAAGTGGTGCATCCCTAAAGTAATCCTCACGCCTTTGCGTAAATAGTTCAATGAGATGTTGTAAATCCAAAAAGCTATTATTTATTGGGGTTGCAGTAAGCATGAACAATTGTTTTTGGCACCCTTGTCCCAGCATATCAAAGAGTTTGCGATATCTTCCGGAAGCACGATTACGAAAATGATGAGCTTCGTCAATAACAACAACTTCCGCCTGTTCCGCAATTTTATCCATTAAATATTGATTTTTCTCAAGCAACAAATCCGTATGGTTAATTATTTTGAAAGAAAAAAAGCCGTCAAACATTTCTGGAAGGTACTTTTTTATAGTTATCTCCCAAACAGAAACTCTTGCTGATGCCGGAACAATAAGAACCACATTTTTACGTTCTTTCTTCACGAATCTTTCGATAAGCATCAATCCGACGAAAGTTTTCCCCAAACCAACTCCATCGCACAGAAATGCCCCAAAATATTTATTAGTGATTTGAATCAACGCGTTATATCCGTCCCGTTGATACTGTGCAAGCAAGGGATATATTTTTGATTCGTCTCTTTCCCATTGAGAAACTGTTTTTGCGCTGTGTTGATAATATTCAAATAATGATTTTAAGTAGACATCAAACGGGCTGTATTCACGGCAGTGTTTTTCTGTTGTAGTAAGTATAGCTTCAGTAATATCGACAGCCTCTTCCCAATGTTTATTAAACCATTCTTGCAGATCAGTCACTTCATTTTTAACCTGCACATTGAGTTCGATATTTCTTGTCAATCCAGCTTTTGTAAAGTTGCTTGAGCCAACTAAAGCATATCCGTCTGGAACATTCATTGAGGAAATGAAATTGGAATAAAAGTCATCGCGAAAATATGTTATGTATGCTTTCGCATGAAACTTGCTCTTATCAAAAACTCGGCATTCTATTTTCCCTGATTTTAAAGCTGAAAGAATAGCAGGAACGCCTAAAAGGAAATCGTTTTGCTCTTTTTCTGCCTCAATGCTATAGTCAAAATGATGCAGAAATGATTGGATGGCAACATCAAACATATCTTTGGTTCTTCTGGTAACTTCAGAACCAAGAATGATTCTGACTTTATCTAGTTTTTGCCATTCGCCATCGAGTTCTAGCAGACCTCCTATTTCAAAATAACCGGTAGCTATATCCATTTGCTTTGATATAGCACACCACTCCTTTAAATATCTGGTTACTGTTCGATCTGCGTTGTCGTTATCCACTATATATAAATTCTTGTTTGGCATGAGCTCGTCCTCCAATCAGTTTCACTTAGAAAGCCACAGAAGACTTTTAATCTATATTTTTAAGGTGTTCTAATAGAACCAGCATTATCTCTCTTGTTAGTTTTGAAGGTATTCCTTCTCCTATAACGCTACGAATAAACGATTCATCAGCATTAGCTGGGATGTTCCAGTCAATAGGAAGTGACATTACAATCATTAGTTCATATAACGAGAGTGCTCTTGGATCACTATATAACGTTTCTCCATTAATTACTATCGGTCTTCCTGGGTGTACGCTGGACATCGTTGAAATATAATTATTGTACATGGTAACTGTTCTAGCGGGTTTATCCCAACTTAATCTTCGGTAATGATTGTGGTGTGCAATAATTCTCGTTCCATCTTTTTTCTGTGGAAAATATATTTCATTAAATATTGCTGAAGTGCCCGTAGGCGTGTGCAGCATCCATTCGACATGACGCCACGGATGAATTGGTGGTCTATGCCATTTTGACACTTTTTCACCTTCGATTTTTTTACGTTCAAAATCCGGAAAATTCTCAAGAGTCAACGCCATACCTTCTCTTAAACGAGGATCTAGCGATGGAAGATGCCCAATTGCATCTTCTAGTGTAATTTCCTTTTGTGAATGTGGAAACCTCCAAGTGAATCCCAAATCTTTCCTAACCAAAAGAAATATATTGCGTTCTCTTAGTTGTGGAATACCATAATCCTTAGCTTTAATCAAAGATTCGCTATTAAACACATAATCGTTTCCCAATTCATACTTAATGTAGTCAGGAATAAATATGCTCTTTCCATCGACTGTTATTTTAGTCTTTAGCTGTCGTGGTACATTTTCAAAGAGCACAAATAATGGGGAAACCCTACGTATTACATCTATTGCATAATAAATGAGCTGATTTCTCTCATCATTTGGGTCTCTATTTCCAGCGACGCTCATACCCTGACAGGGTGGTGTAGCCATGATAAAGTTCACATTAGCTTTGATTGATTCAGAAACAATTTCTGAACGAACGGCATCATCGGTAATGTCGCCGCAAATCATATGGGTATTGGGATATATTTCTTTATAAAGCTTTGCTCTTTTTTCAACAAGTTCATTAGCTAAGCATATTGAAACGCCTATATCTTGAAAATAGGCTTCAGCAATTCCAATATTCGCAAAAAGGGACAATCCCTTAATCTCTATCATCTTATTTCTCCCTATAGCAGTTTTTCAAATACTTTTTTTACAAACAATGGCGGTATCCCTTCACCGATAACGGATCTCAAAAAAGCCTCTGGCGTATTGTCAGGAATAGACCAATCAAGAGGAAGACTCATAACTCTCATAATTTCATAAGTTGTCAAAGCCCTAGGATCTGAATATAAAATCTCTCCATCCGCGTCATATCCTAAAAATCTTCCTGGATGAACGTTATTCTGCGATGAAATCTTTCGGTTATCCATTGTAACTGTGCTAGCTGGATCATCCCAGCGAAGCCTGCGGTATGTACTTAAATAACCTGTTACAGGCTTACCATCAGCCCTGACAGGGACATAACGTTTATTATCAAACGCTGTTTTCCCAGTAGGTGTATGCAACATTACTAACACTTGGCGCTTGATATGGTGTGGTGGATTATGCCATTTTGATATTTTTAATGCTTCTTGCTTCCGTTCATAAAAATGTGGAAATATTCTAATTAATTCATCATCTGAGGCATCACTTATGAAAGGATCTAATATTGGTAAATCTCCAATAGCATCCTTTAAAGTTACAATTTTAGTGTCTTTCGGAGGCATATCCCAAATAGGAGTTGTACCTTTGCGTGTCATTAAAATGATAACTCTTTCTCGTGTCTGTGGTACGGAATAATCCTTCGTATTAATAACATTAACATTAATAGTGTAATCGTTGGATAAAGACTCCAAAAGTAAATCTAAAATAAGCGTACATTTGTTACAATATAAGATAGATGTTTCCAATAGCTTTGAAACATTCTCAAAAAAGACGTATTTAGGGTTGATTTCCTTAATCATATTAATGACCGGAATGATTAGATTATTACGCGTATCATTTGAGTCTTGAATACCTGCACGACTCATGCCTTGGCATGGCGGTGTCGCTATAATTAGCTCTACACCTTGGATCTTGCATTCTTCAGCGATTGACTCGAATATTATGGAATTGGTTATATCTCCGCAAATCATTTTCGTTTTGGGGTATATACGTTTATATAAATTGGCTCGTCGTTGAACCAATTCATTTGCTACGACAACATCAATACCGATACTTTCCAAATAAGCCTCGGCAACACCAATATTCGCATATAAAGATAAAGCTTTCATTCTATGTTTTTCCTTTGCTTATTTAATATATAGCAGCCACAATCCGATAAACAGTACGTCTTAATCAACAGATGAAGAAGAGTCATCAGGCACAATTTCCATGATATCGCCTATATCACAATTAAGTGCAGCACAAATTCTCACAAGGATATCTGTGTTTACATTTTCTTGACGTCTTAATTTATACAGCGAAGATTGGCTTATCCCAGCTGCTTGGATGAGATCTTTCTTCTTCATATCTTTATCAATGAGCAGTTTCCAGAGTTTTTTGTAGCAAACAGCCATGTAATTCACCCCGTAAAATGTCAATACCTATTACTATTATACATGAAAACTGCGAGAAATCCATACATGAATTCGACATCTCGTAGTTTTTTTATTTATTTACATATTCTATGACATAAGAGAGGTTCGCTTATACGCATTGTGCTTATAATAGCAGCCGGTCTGTAACCGTTCCTGCCTTGTGTTAATCAAAGTATGAAACCCGCTGATTCATCACGATTCCGGATTTGAATTGGATCTCTATCAGATCGTCCTTGACGGCCTTGATGCTCTGCAAAAGCCTCCTGACCAGGTCGTTGTCAAACTCCCTGACCTCGCAGGTGGTTTTCTTCAGGCAGGCGTCCATATCATCAAGCCTCTGCTGAATATCGGTCGCCATTTTCTGCTCCCGCACCAGCTCCAGCTTTTTCTGCTTTAGGTCGTTTATCTGATTAGAAATCCTCTGGTACTGCTCGTCAAAATCCTCCGTGACGGAGCCTTGCTTTGCATTTTCTTCGATCAAGGCCAGCATCTCGCCCTGCAGTTTTTTAATTTGTCCGTCATATTCGGTAGGCACATTTTTAGTGGAATGGCTGCCGATGACCCGTATGACGTTCTCGCGGAAGGCACCGACAAACTCGCCGCGGTTTTCTACGACATTGTTAATGGCTGTCATTATGGCGTCTTGAAGGACATCCTCTTTGAACGTGGGGGAGTGCTTGCAGTTCTTGGTTCCGTTCTTCAGTCGGTTCTCACATCGCCACACGGCGCTTTTCTGGCCGTATTTAGACCATACCTGCCTGCGATAAGGCTGGCCGCATTCCTTGCATACCATGATGTCGGTCAAGGCGAATTTGGAGCTGTATTTGCTTTTCTCCTTCTCTTGCTTTGCCCTTCTGGCTGCCGCAGTTTTACTAAGGCTTGCCCTCCTCGCTTTTTCCTCCTGCACCTGATAATAAAGCTCCTTGGGGATAATGGCTTCATGATCATCCTCTATGTAATACTGAGGGACGATGCCTTTGTTTTTCACCCGCTTTTTGGTGAGAAAATCGATGGTATAGGTTTTCTGTTGAAGGACGTCGCCCATGTATTTTTCGTTGCTCAGCATCTTATTGATGACGCCGGGACACCATTTGGTTAAACCGGTTACGGTGGTGATGCCTTCCGACTCTAAAATCTTGGTAATTTGTACGATACTGCTTCCTTCGAGGTAAAGCCGGAAAATCCGTCTGACTAGCTCCGCTTCCTCCGGTACGATGACCAGCTCGCCGTTCTTATCCTTGGTGTAGCCTAAAAACTTATTATGGTTGACCGAGACGATGCCGTTCTCAAACCGTCTGACAAGACCCCACCGGGTGTTTTCACTCAGGTTCCGGCTTTCTTCCTGCGCCTGGCTACTCAGGATGGTTATTAAAAGCTCGCCGGTACCCTCCAGCGTATTCACGCCCTCTTTTTCGAAGAAGACGGCGACGTTTTTTTCCTTGAGCTTGCGGATGTTCTGGAGGCTATCCACTGTGTTTCTGGCGAAGCGGCTGACCGACTTGGTGATGACCATGTCGATTTTTCCGGCCATGCAGTCCTCGATCATGGCGTTGAAGTCATCGCGCTTTTTGGTGTTTGTGGCGCTTTTACCATCATCGGCGTAGATTCCGGCGAGCTTCCAGTTGGGATTGCTCTTTATTTTTTCGGTATAGTAGGAAACCTGGGCTTCGTAGCTGGTTTCCTGCTGCTCCAGTGTGGTGCTGACACGGCAGTATGCCGCCACCCGCAGGGCTTTAAACTGGGGCTTTATGCTCCTGTCATACTCCGGTCGGGATGGTATGAGGGATATGCTTTTCTTTTTAGCTGTCGCAATCTGCATCATTGTTTCTCCTTCCTTGGTTTAATATCCGGCTTTCATGGTTAATCCGTTTATAAATTCAAACACCAGCCGATGATCGGCGTAAACCGTGATTTGCTTTATCACCTTCAGAAACAGTTCCTCATCGAAATCTGCGAGAGGCTGTCTGCCTGAAAACGCCTGCTTCATCTTCCAAGCGTTATACTCAGCGTCATCAATCCTCGCCGTTTTGTAAAATGCTTGTGCCCGCTTAAAAATAAGAGCCGGAAGCTCCTTGGACGAATACCGTCCTTCTGCTTCCAGCTCCTTAATACGCTGATCCAAACTATTAAATTCAGGGTTATTGGGAATTGGCTCTTTCTTAGGCTTCCGGTCGAGGATTTGTATCCTTGCCATAATCCGGTTGGCTACCTCAAGGAAGGCCTTTTCAATTTGCTCATCAGCGAGGAAACCGCACCGGCAGCATACTCGATTCTTGTAAATATACCTCTTGCACTTCCAGAAGGACTTCTCCGTCTTTCTCCCGCAGTGCTCGATATATTTTCGGTAAGCCTCGCCGCATTCTCCACATCGGAGCTTTCCGGTGAATGGATATTGACGGTTCACGTTGTTTGGCTGAATGCTTCGCCCCAGCTGTTCACAGCGTTCTTGTCGGCGTTTCTGCACCTGCTCGAACAGCTCGGAGCCAATCATCTGCGGGTAGAATTCATCCCCAAGGTATTTTACATTCTCCATTATCTTGCCGATGGAGCCATGGTTCCAGGAGGCTTTGTTGTTGGCGTTTGGAAAGCCCATTTCGGTAAGCCGCTTTGCGAGGGCAGAGGTGGAGGCTCCGGACAGATAGTCTGCAAATATCCTTTTTACAATAGCCGCCTTGGGTTCATCAAGCTGTATTTTACCGTCCACCAGCTTATACCCGATGGGCATATGCCTTTGCATCATCCTCTATCGCCTCCTTCCTGCAGGGTCCGGACAGCTCAAGCCGGTTGATAAGCCGGAAGATGATTTGTCCGTTTTCCTGTACGATGACCTTGTCTATCGCCTGTAAAAATAAATCCTCACAGTATTCTTCAATAACTTGAGGATTGTTTCTGAGCAGTTCCAGCAGTAGCTCCGTTCCGGCAATCTCTCGGTCGAAACCGTTATTGTCCAGAAGCTGGCTTCTTTTCTTTTTTACAGCGGCAAGCTCTATAGTCAGGGTATTTTGCCGCTCTATAAATACCGCAGGGTCGATATACCCTTTTGATACCAGTCTGCTGAGTATATGACCCTGCTCTGTAAGCTCCATGATTCTATTACTGCATTCGCCGATTTCCTGCTCCTGCTGCTCGTCCATTCGGAGCTTTTTAAGTATATCCAGCAGGGGAGTGAGGATTTCGGTATAATTGCTTATGAGCTTGTTCCACATCACGCTGAAAGCCCATTGAACGTCATCATCCCGGATTGCCTTTTGGCTGCATTTAGTGTTGTCCAAAATGTGCTGACGGCAGCACCATTGGATTTTCTCATAAGGCTTACCGATGTAGATTTTCTGCCTCCGGAACATACCGCCGCATTCGCCGCAGAGGATTTTACTGCTGAAGGCGTACCGGCTTTGGTATTTACCCGAATCGTCCATCCCCATCTGCTTTCTGCGGTATTCAAAGATTTCCCTGACCGCCTCCGCCTGTTCATGTGAGATAATAGGTTCATGGTTGTCCTCAACCAGGTATTGAGGAAGCTGACCCTTGTTTCTCTTTCGCTTAAAGGGCAGCACCTCTGTGGTCATGGTTTTCTGATGAAGCAGATTTCCGGTGTAAATGGGATTTAGCAGCATTTCCTTTATCACGCCGTCGTGCCATTTCTCAGCCGAGCGTATCGTGGCGATTCCTTCCTCCGATAAATCCTTGGCGATTGCATAAGTGCCCTTGCCGTTTAAGTATTCTCGGAAGATGCGTCGGACTACTGCGGCTTCTTCCTCCTGAATTATCAGCTCGCCATCTTCATCCTTGGTATAGCCGTAAGCGGGAGTGCCAAGGATGAAGGTACCGTCCTGAAAGCGTTTTATCACCGCCCATTTGCTGTTGGTGGAGATGCTTTCGGACTCGCCCTGCGCCAGAGAGCTCAAAATGGTCAGCATCAGCTCGCTTTTCTCCGACAGGCTGTCGATATGCTCTTTTTCAAAATAGACGGCGACGCCAAACTCCTTCAAGCGGCGGATCGCCTGGATGCTGTCCACTGTGTTTCTAGCAAACCGGGTCAAGGATTTCGTGATGATCATATCAATCTTGCCATCCTCGCAGTCCTTCATCATCCTCAAGAAGTCATCTCTTTTTTGCAGCTTCGTCCCGCTTCTTGCTTCATCGGCGTAGATTCCGGCGAATTGCCAGTTCTCTTGATTTTCAATTAAGGCGGTGTAATACTCCAGCTGTGCGGTAAAGGAATTCTGCTGCTCACGGGAGTCGGTGCTTACCCGGCAATAGGCGCAAACCCGCTTTTTCGGCTGTAATTGCCGGACGACCTGTTGCCTAACAGGATTTATTTTTACTACGTTCTTAGCCATGCGTTCTCTCCTTTCTCTCATAGTTGGCCTCCTGTTAGCAACACACAATACCACACAAGCTTTGAGATATCCAGGTGTTTTTACGCATATACATTGGAAAGTTCGGGCGTGAAAGTTTGACGGTTCAATTCATCGATTTTTTTGTACTCAGCAGTGGAGATAAGCCCGTTCCGGAGCATGATGTCCAGCAGCTTAACCGCCACCTTATATTTCACCTCATTGGCTGCCTGATTCTTTGACATATGGCTCACCCTCCGTTCACTGCAGAGAAAGGGAAGGGCTTTGATAATCCAGTTGAATTTGGCCTTCCAGCGGCGAATAAAGCTCGACGCCCAGCTGATCCAACCCTCTTAGAAACTCCAGCAATTTGGCTGTATCCCGCCCCAAGCGGTCAAGCTTCTTTACCAGCAATACATCCATTTTGTCATCTCCGGCAGCCTTCATGACCTCCGCAAGACCGGCGCGGTCAAAATCCAGACCGCTCCCGATATCCTCCGATTCGCCAACGACCACAAATCCCATCTGCTCGGCGTAATCCATAAGCTCCTTTTTCTGACCTTTCAAGGCGCCGTGGGTATCCTCCGGCACATCGATCCTGCAGTAAATCCATGCTCGTTTCCGGCTTTCCTGGCTCCAGAAGGCTTGAGCCTCATCAGCACTCGCAATCGGTATGCTGTCAGGCTCCTTATCGCCCAACTGCATGGATACCAGCTCTTTTGTGATTTCCTGCAGAAGCTTCTGATCCGGGCAACGGTTGATAAATTCGCCATAGGTATCCAGCACCAGCCTGTCCAGCGTATTCGTCAGAATCATCTTGTCCGCATTCTCCTTTTTCAGTATGATAAAGCTCGCAATGCTGGACGGGGACTTCTCAAAATAGTATTCCTGACGCTTTCCGTCAAGCCCGTACACATATCCGATGATGAGATCCTTCTTTAGCAATTCAGCCAATGCTTCCTTTTGCATCTTATTTTCCTCCTTGATATTTTGAATTTAATCTCAGAAGGATACGGCAGGACAGGAAAAGACCGCCCTGCCGCATAGTTTCCAAGATCAAAAAATGATCTGCTTGTTCTTCATTACGAATTACCGCTTCTATTCGACACTACTTCCCGAAGCGTAAAAGCCTTGCGGCTCTTAGGGCGGCAGAATAAACGGTTTGTGGTTGGCAAACCTCATAGGAATCTCACCTCTCCCAGGATCTCTGCGAGCCGCCCCCATTGCGTGAGTCTGTGGCTGGACGGAAGTAGCATTATCACTGTCCATTTCATTGCGAAACAGTCCACCACAGACTGTTTTATGACCGGGCGTTCTCGCTCGTCACCTTCGATGCCATCGGTTCGACGGATGTCTAACATCCGCAGGCAGTCTCCGCGCGCCCGTCAACGTCGCTGCCGCTTTTCACACGGCTGGACAGCTCATGTATTTATGCTGCCGGATATGAAATTTTCAAAGAGCAAGAGGGAGAATAGAAAAATCCCCTCACTTCTTTAGGGAAAAAAGCGAGGGGTTGCACGGAAAAATTTTTTACTTTTCCATCATTTTTTTTAGCTTCTTAAGTATCCTGGTCTTGCGGTCGTGTATTGTCATCGCAGGAATGCCGGTTTCCTTTGATAGCTGTCGTTCACTTTTGCCTCGCAGATATAGCTCCGCGATGAGCATTCTTTCAGACTTATCGAGCATTTTAACGCATTGTCGCAGCTTTACCAGCAGCATCTCGGTTATAATCGTATCCTCCACGGAATCCACCGCAGTAGAGATTATGTACTCCACAGAGATGCCTTTCTCCTTGCAGCCTTCAATCGAGATGTTATTTTTCTCCGCCAGCTTGTCCAGGTACTTCTCCCTGTCCCGGCAATGGTAATAGGCGTTATATACTTCTTTGGCCACAGAGATGCGCTTGCCCTGAACGAGCAAGGAATAATTTTTATCATGGTTATCCATGAGCTTGTCCTCCATTTCGTGATTTTTGAAATCCGGAAATGAAGAACAAGCGGAGGAGAACGGCAGCGAGCTGACGTTATGTAATAGCAAAAAATATAAGCCACTCGTTTTGCTCCTTTCTGGGGAGCCGAAACGAGCAGCTTTTTAATGCAAAACCGGCCGAGCCTGACGCATAGCAATAGTGCTACTCGTCAGGCTCGGCCGGCAGATTTATAATCACTCCGCTTTTACAAGGGGAGGATAGCGTCAAGCGCTGGAATCGAATATCGAATGTTCATCTATTTGGTTGTGGAGTTTAGCCTATATCAAAGAGTCGGAGCTCTGCTTGCTCGCATAAACTTCGTTATTGTCCAACATAATTGAAACCTGAGACTTGCACAGGTGACATTTTACTTTTACAACATCACTTTCAGCCTCACTCGTTTCAGCTAACAGGGCCAGCGCTTCAGAATTTCCGCTGTAATCAGCAATTCGACGTCCGCAATTCGGACATTTCAGTTTTATCTTTTTCACCATCTCGTACCCTCCTGCATCTTTTTCTCTATCAACACGAACGCCTGCTCTTGAAAAGGGCAGGCGTTCGCAATGATCGGCAACCAGGCTGTCATAGCGTGACATACGCCTTAGACCCTCGGCTTTGCGTCCCTGCCTTTTGGCAGGTTTGCCCTTTACTTCGTTATATTTAGCTGTCATAGTAAGTAAAGCCGTCTTACTTCTTTGCAGACGGTCGTTTTAGGCAATTCTGTTGATTTCAAGTGAGGCTTAACGTTAGTAAAAAAATACCTCTTGACACTATGTGCAACATAGATTATTATAAATGTGCAAGTTATCTGCGTATTTGAATTATATGAAATTAACTTGCACTTGTCAATAGGTAATATGAAAATTATCTGCTTAAACACAGGAGGGCGGTCTACATGAAATTCGGAGAAAAAATAAAAAATGCCCGCGTCGCAAAGGACATGACGCAGGCGGAACTGGCACAGGCGGTGGGAGTATCTCTCCGCACAATGGTCAGCTATGAAAACGGAGATTGCTATCCTAAAAAGCGCGAGGTATACGGGAAACTGGCTGCAGCTTTAGGTGTTGACGTGAATTATCTGCTGACCGAGAACGAGGAGTTTATAAATGCTGCCGGTGAAAAATACGGCTACCGTGGAAAGAAGTATGCTCAGCAGCTTGTCACAGAGGTCAGCGGACTGTTTGCCGGCGGCGATATGGACGACGAGGATTTGGATGCCGTTATGAGAGCAATCACCGACGCTTATTGGATAGCCAAGGAGAAAAACAAAAAGTATACGCCTAAAAAATACCGCAAAGCCGACAAGGTGTAGTCCGTTATATGGGACTGCTGCTGTGATAGAATTAGCATGGGGGTGATTTCATTGAACAAGGCGCACATTTACGAATCAGCTGAAAAATATGTCCGGCGCTTCGGAACGCGTAATCCTTTTGCCATAGCAGACGAGCTGGGCATAGAGGTTCTGTTCCGCAATGACTTCACAAAGCTTAAAGGGTTATACCGCGTGATTCAGCGCAACCGTTTCATCTTCATAAATGATAACCAGCCGGAACAAGTGCAGACCTTGGTTTGTGCCCATGAACTCGGGCATGATGCGCATCACCGCGACCTCGCTGATGACAGTCCTTTCCGCGAATATGTTCTGTACTCCATGAGCACACGTCCTGAATATGAAGCCAATTTATTTGCAGCTTCATTGCTTCTTCCAGATAACAAGGTTCACGAATATGCCCTTGAGGGCTATGACGTTGTTCAGATAGCAGGTATAATGAATACAGATATTAACCTCATGCTGATAAAGATGGGAGATATGAACTCCAGAGGTTACTCGTTCAATACATGCTATACCCCGCGTTCAGATTTCCTGGGCAGATAACCGTTCTTTATGAGGAATACTCATACATAAAGAATTAATCAGCTATATAAGCGTTGTTTATTGTTCTTTTTCTGGTTATATATATTCTTAGAGTGAGAGGTTCGCCTTCATGGTTCATCATGAACCCTTCCATAGTTCATTAAGCAGATAGACCTTCCCCTTGGCGGGGAAGGTCATTTTTAACCCATTAACCGGAATCCTGCTACGTTAAATAATACAGATTGCTACTCTTGCCGCCGTTCTCGCGCCATCTCTGCGCCTTACGCAGACGGCTGCTTTTTTCAAGGTCAGCTATTGCGCGCTTGACAGTGCTTCGGGAGAGCTTCAGTTCCTTGGCGATGGTACCAATCGCCGGGTAGCATTTGCCGTCCTTATCGGCGCGGTCATGCAGGTACATATATACTGCTCTCGCACGATGCGGCAGCTCCGAGGAATAAAGAGAAGAAAAGTAACCCACAGCTTCACCTCCTATTCAATCCGAACAGGTGATTTTGTTCTGGTCGGCGCTTCCGGCTCCTGAACCGGTGTGTGAAGTAATCCGCCCGATGCAGCCGCTTCAGCTTCGGCTTCTTCCGGTACATCCACACAGGCAGAGTGGCGGCGTATGATTTCTTCCTCCACTCTGCGCCTGTCGGCATACTCTACCTCTCTGGCCGATTGTTCGGCTATCTCATAAGGCTTGCCGAAGGTAATGCCACATTCCGTGAACAGCTTCAGCCTGGTACGCATCGGATAGGCGCCGGTCTTAGTAACAATAAAACGGCCCTTGGGCATGGACTTCAGTTCATCCGGTGTCATCAGCGGACGCTCAATCATCTGTAAACTCTGAGACGGGTCGTTTTTACCCCGGCTGACCGAGCCGCTCATGACGGTTTTACTGCCCATGGCTTTCGACAAAATCTGCGCTGATTCGCTGTTGGGAGCGAAGCCGCCGAACACGGTATCCTGACAGTTGTCGATGATGATGGCGGAGCCTTCGCGACCGTAGTTTTTCTCCAGCTGTGCAAAGCTCTG